CGTTGACGATTGGGACCGCCTCGAAGACCTGGGGCAAATACAGGGGGTGTGCCACAGCCACCCCGGCTCTCAAGCTTCTCCTAGCTCCGCAGATATAGAAGGGTGCAAGGAAACGATGCTCCCGTGGTATATTCTTGGGCAAAATGATGAACTTTGGCGACAAGATCCAGAACCAATTCCGCTTATTGGGCGAAAATTCCACTACGGCTGGGCAGATTGCTACTCTATAGTTCGTGATTACTTCGGTGATCTACCTGATTTTCCGCGCACCGAAGAATTCTGGCATAAGGGAGAAAGCCCATATGAAGAACATTTTATGGATAATGGTTTTATTAGCATTCCTTTACATCAGGCAGAGCGTGGAGACGTTATACTTATAAGGGTGAAGTCACAAAGTATCCCAAACCATGCAGCGATCTACGAAGGCGCTGGAAGAATGATTCACCATTTGTGGAACCGTTTCTCGTGTAATGATCAGTGGGGGCCATACATGGCGAATACAACTCATGTGCTTCGGAGAGTAAATGGAACTCACCACAGTTAGATTACGAGGCATTCTGGGAAGGAAATTTGGCCCAGTGCGCCGACTCGCAGTAGAAACACCCGGAGAAGCAATTCGTGCTCTTTGCGCGGTTGTTCCTGGGTTTGAAACCTATCTCCGAACAACAAAGTATCACTTCAAAATCTTGATTAAGAAGTCCCCAATAACTATTGAAGAAGAATTCATAATGCCATGCGGTAAAGAAATCAGTATTGTTCCGGTAGTTCGCGGATCAAAGAGTGATGGAGTAGAGTTTCTAGAAGGAGCGGCTCTGATTGCTATCGCGGTAATGCTCGCCCCTGGCACGATTGCGTGTATAATTGGTGGTATCGGAGTTTCTCTTGCGCTTGGTGGAATCGTTCAGATGCTTTCTCCTTCGCCCACAACCAATCAGCCATCTTACGATTTTTCTAGCATTCAAAATACTTCAGCGCAGGGTATTCCCATCCCAGTTCTCTACGGACAATATCGTATCACTTCTCCACTGATTAGTGAAGAAATTGATACTGAAATGTTTTCAACCAACGCCTTCAATAATGGCTACGATGGTGCCGGAACTTGGACTGGTAACGGATCTACGATTCCTTGGGGAGCCAGTATTGCTGATAGTGTGAATTCTATTATTAACTAATAAGGCAAACATGAAAACTGTCTGGCGAGGTCACTTCAAAAAGCGGTTCTCTGGTTCAGAGTTTAATCCTGAACTGGTATCTGACTTTGCCTATAAGACACTTATCTTTGGGGATGAAGTCCACATTATTCCGGTTGTATGTGGTGCAGATGGAGGTAATGACGCAGATCCTGTGGCGCCTGCTGCTCCTTCATATCCAGATCAAACTCCATCTCCGTATAGCGCGAATACTTCTACTACACTTTCATCTATCCAGCAAGCTAAACTTCTATACGCACTTTCAGAAGGTCCTATCGGAGGACCAGTTCACTCTGGTTACGGGTTAAAGGACGTTTATATCAATGATGTTCCAGTTCAGAACGCGGATAATTCTTTTAACTTCAATGGTTTCGCTGCTGCAATGACTAAGGGGACTCTAAATCAATCCCCCATTCCAGGATTTGGTTCTGTAGATTCTGTCACAGCAAACGGTAGCCAGTTGATGCCGAATGTCCCCATTGATCTGTCTATCAGTAACCCCAATGCTTCATCTGTTCTAGTAAATATTTCTGTCCCACTATTCTTGTGGTCTGATAATGGAGTTCAAGGGACTAAAGCGGACCATACGTTCAAAGTTTCCACAAATGGTGGAGCATTTGTAGACGTCACTAGTTCTGTTGGCGGTTCAGAAGTTACTGCGCCTCCTGGAGAAATCTATGGCTACTCTAGCGGGTCGTATGTCGCTGGATTCCGTATTAATCTGCCACCAGGGACTAACTGGATTGTGCGTGTGACACGCACGACGCCAGCTCCGGATATCTATACACAGAATAATACTTACCTCCAGAGCTACACTACAATTACTCAGGCAAATCTGATTTATCCTGATGTTGCTGTTGCAGGAGTAATGTTCGACTCATCTCGTTTCACCAGTCTGCCCAAGGTATCATTCAACTTATTGGGAGTGCTTATACAGATTCCCTCCAACTATACTCCGGCCACTTATAATCAGGATACGGATACATGGACTGCGGCGGTCTACACTGGTTCTTGGGATGGAACATTCATTTCTGCCTGGTCCTCTAACCCGGCTTGGGTTTTCTATGATATAGCTACTAATCCGCGCTATGGCGCAGGAAAGTATCTGAAGGCGGCTAACATAGATAAGTGGGCACTCTATACTGTAGCTCAATATTGCGACGGTATGGTTTCCAATGGCAAGGGTGGATATGAACCGCGCTTTGTGTTTAATGGATATCTGACAACGGCCACAGAAGCTTTCATCCTTCTTTCCCAGATCATTTCTTGCGCTCGGTGTCAGGCATACTATGGCGGAGGAATGGTTGAGCCAGTTCAGGATATTGATAATAACCCAGTAGCTATATTCACCCCCAGTAATGTCAAATTAGGCCAGTTCAGTTATCAGAGTTCTGCCAGAAAGGCTCGCCACACTGTAGTCAATGTAACTTGGATTGACCCAAATCAGGCATATCAAGAAGTAGTTGAAACCATCCAGGCTGCTGAAGTCTATATTCAGCGGTATGGGATTCAGGTAAAGAATCTCAAAGCTGTCGGCTGCACTTCTCTTGGGCAGGCTAGACGCTTGGGTATCTATACTCTTCTTACCGAGTTAAATTGTCTTGAAGTAGTGAGTTTTACTGTAGGAATGCAAGGGCTCGTTGCCGTAGTCGGCGAAGTAATAATGATCATGGATCCTACACGGCAGCAACTCCGCTTGGGTGGTAGAATTGTTGCTTCCACTACCTCCCAAGTCACACTTGATAATCCAGTTACGCTTGTTGGAGGACAAACCTACGCTCTATGGGTCATGTGCCCAGATGGAACTGTGCAGGGCCAGACTGTAACCAACTCTCCGGGTGCGACTTCTGTCATAAACGTAGCTTCTGCCTTCACTATCGCTCCCACTGTTCAAGGGCAATGGCTGCTTTCTGATATTTCTAATACGCCTACTCGGTGGCGTATTCTCAGTGTTAAAGAAAGCAAGGGAGATAATAGCTTAGAATTTGAAGTGGCAGCAGTTTCTCATATTCAATCTATCTATTCTTCTCTGGATTCTACCCCAGTTATTGTCCCCATTGTTCAGCCGATAGCTACATACCCAGCCCCACTCAGTATATCGGCGCAGTATACGACTGTATATACTCAGGGAAATACAGTTCATAATATCCAAGTTAAGTGGAGTCCGCCTAATACTGCGAGTGGGTTTGCTCCTATCAGCTATACTGCAGTCTGTCAGTGTAACTCTGGCCCATGGCTCCCGATGGCTGTTTCTGGAAATAGTGCTCTACTAGTGTCTAATCAGCCAGGAACCTTCAGTATTCTTGTAATGGCGAACTACGCTGGCGGGAATATCTACATTCCGGCATCATGTAGCCTCACTGCTACGGGCTTAGTCATCATCACTCCAGCTACCTGCACCCTTACTCAGTCTTCCACACCTCCTGCTCCGGTTACTGGAGAAGTTCGCGAACTTGATAATGAATTAATTTCCACACTGGGAAATAATGGACAGTATGCTTACTTCCCTGTATATCTGACTCAAAGATTTACTTACGTAGATAGTACGAACGCGACCTCACTTATTAGTGGGTTTAATCTAGTTTTCACAACTTCCACTAATGCTTCTGATACAACAAAATGGCAGACGGCCCCAATATTCATTCCTTATGGCGGAATTGGCGCGACTGTAGCCATTACTCCACAATCTGTACTGACTCTCTATGCCGCCATTCAAACAGTTTACACCACTGGAGATGTTTCTAATTGGACTGAGAGCTCGGGTATAGCTGTTGTTCCATCCCAAACAGGAGTTGGTTCTAACTCTACGGCCCTCGGAGATGGAATCTCTTCTACATTCCTGTATGGAGGTGGCGCAGTTACGTTGAATGGAGTGACGATCACTACAAGTTCAAGCCCAATCTCATATTCTCTTTTAGCCGGAAAACTCACATTCATACAATTTGCTGTAGCCTATGTTCCGGCTATCGGGGCTCTTATCCAGGGTGCTGCTCCTATGCCCAACTCTATAGCTTTGGCAGCTGAGCAGGCAATCGTGACAGCAAGTCAGGTAGCCGGGCTTTCTCAGGTCTATGTAGCAGGGCAACTCGGCATCGGCTGGCAAGTAATCCCCAACGCCCCCGATGCTCAATATGAAGTCAGATTTGGATCTTCATTATACTCAGCTATAGTTCTACAGAGAAATCCAAGTATATTCTTCAGCACTGTAGCAGATGGAACCTACTGGGTAACTCCTGTCTATGGCGGAGTTTATGGTATCCCACAATCAATCACTGTCGCTGGAACCACCCTGTCCCAGAATGTTGTTGTTTCACATGACGAAGTTGCTGGTGGGTGGACTGGAACCATGAGTGGAACAGCCTCAAATGTTGGAGGTTATCTCACAATCTCTCCGAATAGCTCAGGCTTCTATACTGCCCCCGCAGGAAATATTGTGAACCTTGGCTCAGCTCAGGCTGCGACAGTGTCTTGCACATTCTTGACAATCACTCAGAATGGCTCGATGATGATTGATTCCTGGCCCGATGTAGATAGTGTTCAGGATATTGATGGGCAGGTTATTCAAAATGCCACCACAGCCTCTGCCATTCCTATGATAGCAGTAGACCCAGGAAGCGGAACCTTCGGACCCTGGCAACCTTTTATCCCTGGACAGTATTTCGGTTCTAGAATTTGGATGGGCGTCCAACTTATCAGCGCCTCTGCCACGTTTGAACCAATCATGGAAGTTTTCAATTATCAAGTTTCGTTGCCAACTAGATCACAAGGTTCCAGTGCTGCTCTTCCTTCTGGTGGGTCTACAATAACCTTCGCTGCACCATTCCAAACAACACCGAACTTGCAGATTACCGAAATGACTCAAGCTGCCGGAGATATCAAGGTCATTACTGGGCTAACCAAGACAGGGTTTACCATTCAGATAACCAATGGCGGCACAGGTCAAGCTCGCACAATCAACTGGAACGCAACTGGATATTAGGAGATTAAATGAGTGCTGCCCCCGTAGTTCCAACTACTAACGGCGCGATATTCCGCGCCACTCTGAATGCCCTATGGATAACCATCTGGGATCTATTCGTTCATCAGAGCAATTCCTATACCACAGGGGGAACTAGCACAGCTTTCACTCTGACTCCGACCCCGGCCCTGTCCGCCAATACGGCTCTGGTGAGATACAACGCTACCTTCAACCAAACAGCGACTGGCACTCCGACCCTGGCTGTTTCTGGCAACGCTGCTCTGCCCATCATGGCTTTCAATGTTTCTGGCACCTTGGTCAACTACCTGCCACCGGTCAATCTGGTTTCGGATATTGTCTGCGATGGAAGCCATTGGATCGTTCTGAATGCGCCAGATGTCTCTTCGGGAGTCGTCACCGCTGCCGCTCTGGCAACGCTTCTCAGCGGCCAGACAATGAACATTGCCGGATCTTCGACGAGTTGTTCTGGGAATGCTGCCACGGCAACCACGTCCGCCGCCTGTTCGGGAAATACGGCTGGAAGTTCATCCTCCTGCACCGGCAATGCGGCAACCGCGACCACGACGACCAGTGTCGGCGGATTGACTGGTATCGGCGTGGCTACTCCCCTGGTGGAGAGTGGGAGTGGCGCGGTGGGCACCAGCACTCTTGCGGCTCGGCAGGACCATGTTCACCCAGCCCAGACATCGGCCGGTCGCCTGATCAACATCCAGACCTTTACTGCTGGTGGAACCTATACCAAAGCCACGAATAACCCCAGTTTCGTTGTGGTCGAGGTCCGTGGGGCAGATGGATCACCTCAGGCTCCCTCTGCGGTTGCCAGCCTCGGGGGCGGTGGAGGAGGTGGTGGGTATAGCCGGATGACCATTGCCAACGCCTCCCTGCTGGCCAGCGAGACCGTCACGGTCGCAGCATCGCAAGCCGCTTCTTCGTCCTTTGGCGCACATTGCTCGGCCACGGGAGGTGGCAACGCTTCTGCCAGCGCCCCCGGTGCCGGTGGCACCGGTTCTGGCGGCAATGCAAATATCGCTGGCACCTCAGGCCAGCCCGGCTACTGGAACAACACTGATTTGGTTCCCTCGGCCATGGGGCAGACTGGCGTCGGCTTCATCGGGCCGGGAAGTTCGGGCTACAAGGGCATCGTCCTCGTCTACGAATACAGCTAGGAGGCTTAAATGGCTACGATGGCAAGAATTGAAAACGGGAAGGTTATGGAAGTCCTGAGCGCCGACCCGTTCCCGCCCTTTCATCCCGACCTAGTCTGGGTGGACTGTTCAGCCACGCTGGGAGTGACGAGCGGCTGGGCCTACGACGGTTCGGCCTTTGCCGCCCCGGTGCCCCCAGCTCCAGTCGAGGCCGACTACGTCGCGGCAGCCCAGGCCCTGCTGAATACCACTGCGCGGAGCAGGGGTTACGACGACATCCTGTCCCTCACCTCCTATGTGGATGACCCCAACCCGACCTTCTCCGCAGAGGCCGCAGCCGGAAAGTCCTGGCGCAGCGCGGTCTGGACTGCGGGGTACGCGCTCCTCGCCCAGGTCCAAGCGGGGACCATCACCGCACCGACTATTGAATCCTTCGTTGCATCGCTGCCCGCGATGGTTTGGCCGTCATGAAATATGCAACGATTCGTCCATATATCAAATCTGGTGACCTTCTATTTTTCAGAGGCACTGGGTTGATGGCGTGGTTGGTTCGTGTCTGGACTAATTCTGACTACTCACATGTTGGAATGGCATGGCGGATTGGTGGGCGTATTCTAATCCTAGAATGTCGTCCAACTCATGGTGGTGTTACGATTAGTCGTGCATTATCAGACGAACTTGGCGATAAGATTACTGTAGTTTCTACCTATGCTAATTGGAATAGTGGTAGTGAAGAACGCGCTCTTGAGTATCTTGGAAAGTCTTACGGTTGGTGGAGCGCTATCCGAGGTGGGTTCGGGTATGCCCCCACTTCTAAATCAGTAGACTGCGCGGAATTCTGTGCCTACGTTCTCAGACTACCAATTATTTGTGCAGAAACTCCACAAAGTTTGTGGAACAGATATAGCAATAATGCATCATATATCCTAGCATGATAGTATGATCTGGCTTATACTGTAAGGGGATCTTATGGCACTAGATAGTTTCGTTCAACTACCTCCTGACAGCACTGGGAAACTGGTGGACACTATCCAGGTTGTAACTGGGTCTGGAACTGTCCAACGTGAGCGTGTGGACGTAGGTTCCGTCGTTGGTGGTGCGCCCAATTTTGCTCAAGAAACTGGCGGAAATCTGGCGACAGCCATCACCACACTGTCTAGTATTCTAGCCAAACTCGTTTCTACTCCTGCACTTGAAGGAGGAAATCTAGCTGCCATTCTAGCGAAACAGCCTTCTGCCCCAGCTCTTGAGACTGGAAATCTAGCTGCCATTCTAGCCAAACTCGTTTCTACTCCTGCGCTTGAAGGAGGAAATCTAGCTGCCATTCTAGCGAAACAGCCTTCTGCCCCAGCTCTTGAGACTGGTAATCTAGCTTCCATTCTGGCGAAGATCGTTGCTGCTCCTGCTCTTGAGGGAGGAAATCTTGCAACTATTCTAGCGCATACTCCCGCACTTGGGCAGGGGTCATCTGCTGCTTCAAGCCCGGTCACACTGGCAACAGATAATATTCAAGATCTGTTCATTACTGGGCAGGGTGCTCAGAGTGTTTCTGGAAATAATATTTTCCTGGCTGCTGCCGGAGCAAGTTCTATCGATACGCTAGCCGGTTCAAACTCCAGTGTTCGTTCTTTGTGCTCTCAGATTAACGGTGGCGCGGGTATTTCCAGCGGTCAGGTCATCTTTGAAGAGTCTAATGATAATACGACCTTTGTTCCAATGGTCGTGTATGATAACTCTTTGGTAACTGCCATCCCAATCATCGCCGCTTTCAGCGTAGCAGCTAGTACGAATAAATGGTATAGTGGAAAGATCAACTGCCGATATGTCCGCTGCCGTATCAGCACCGTGTTCGCTGGGGGCACAATTCAGGCGCTTACTCGATTCAATGTTACCGACTACATTCCGCGTATCCAGACTGTTGGTCAAAATACCGCTGCAAATCACCTAGTGACTGCAACTCTTTCTGCCAACACGCCGGTTCTTGCCGCTGGTGCGAACTTGGCTGCAGATTTCGGTGTTGAGTATCGCGCCAACGCTACTGGAGCAGCCACGCCAGTATCTATTCTGTCACCCGCAACTCCTGCTGGTGCCTCTATTAAAGGTTCTGTAGGAAGAATCCTTGCCATTAATCTTCAAAACAGTGCGGCATCATTTCGGTCTGTTAAGTTCTTTAATCAGACTTCTGTTACTATGGGAACGACTTCTGCTGCCTTTGAAATGGATATTCCTGCTGGAGGCAATGTCCAGTTTGTTCAGGAAGGTGGCATCGCATTTGGAACTGGTATCATGTGGGCTGTAACTTCTGGAAAGGGGCTTACCGACAACACTTCCACTGGACTTGTAGCCAATGATGTCAGTGGTGTAGTCACTTACGCATAGGAAATTACATGCTTTCAATATGGTCAATGCTGTTCGGAAGTGGGGCACCATCTGTCCCTCTGGTTTTCGACCCAGCTTACGTTATCACTCCTACTAGTCGGAGTTTCTCGGCAAGTGCCTCTTCGAGAGTATTTACTATCTCCCCAGCCACACGGAATTGGAGTGCCTGATGCTATCCTTTTCTAGTAAAGACCCAGGTGAAACAATCACTTGTAGTTTCAATTTCGCACCTTGGCTGGGTGTCGGCGAAACTGTATCTAGCGCCACAGTTTCATGTTCTATTCAATACGGTGTAGATCCTGGAGCGTCATCCATGCTTCATGGCGCAGCCAGTCTGACTGCTGCGCCCATTATCATGCAGAAAGTCACTGCTGGACTTGATGG